AGTCGGTGCGAGCCAATCCCACATGTCCCGCACCAGCTCCCGCAGCTTGGCGTTCTCGGCTTGGAGCCTCTTGTTCTCTGCTCCTAGCGAGTCGATGCACCTGTCGTAGTTGGCGCACAGTAGGGCCAGCTGCTCCTTGTCGAATGACATTTGATAGGCAACTGCATCCATCTACTCCACCTCGATTCCAAGCTCGCGTGCGCGTGCATTCAGCTCACGTTTCTTGTTGTCGGAAGGGCAACAGTCAATCGTGCACCAACTGATGGTAGTGAGCGCGTCCCGCACCAGCTCCTCAAGCGCCACGATGCGCTCTGCGTGCTCGGCTATGCCCTCGCACGTCTCGTACATGTGGTAGTGAATCCGCTCGTCATGCGTCATGCTTGCTGCCTTCTTCCGTACCTCTCGGGCACCTCGTAGCCGAAGTAGCAATCGCCGCAGACCGCATAGCCCATGCCACCCTGCGTATGCACCTGATAGCTCGTGTAGCACTCGCCATAGGGCAGCACCCTTCCGCACTGGCAGCAGTTGACGGGCGTTGACATGTCCGCTTCATAGGCGCTCACGTGCCAGCTGTTCGGCACCTGATACGGTAGGTACCTGCGCTCTGACTCGCTCCACTTCCTCAGCAGCATTGGCGCTCACCTCCCGAATGAATCCGTCGCAACCTTCACGGGGAACCTCCACCTTCCTGAGCACCAGCGCCCATCGGAAGTCTGGCGAGAATATCGACTTGCAATTCGTCCACATGTCGTACCCGAAGTGACCCATCGACCTCCCTTGGTAGGTCAAGCCCTCGGGTGGGGCGTCGAAGAACCCGAGGAATCGCCTGTCGTCAATCTCCATGCTTTGCCACCCCCATAATCCTGAGCCCGCATCCTGGGCAATAGTCGACTTGGCGCCCCTCGTAGTCGAGGTGCCGGTACCAGAAGGTGTACTGGCGCTCAAAGCCACAATTGGAGCACTTGAGCCGTGGTGCCACGGCCTTGGTCGTGGGCTGCAGAAGCACCTCATCCTCTAGCCTGCGATGGAAGAGCACGCCGTTCACGTCCAGCGTGTTCTCGTCCACAAGCTTCGCGGTGACGTGCGGGCTACCTCCCAGTTGACCCATAGCCTGCGTCACCCCTCTCGCCGCCTGAAATCTCGTCCACCTGCACCACGTCTGGGTAGTGCACGGGCATGACCACGAGCTGGATGATCTTGTCTCCACGCTCGAACTGGTAGGGCTCGTCGCCGAGGTTGTAGAGCTTGACCACGATCTCGCCGTCGAAGCCCTCGTCAATGACGCCCTCGCCGATGATGTCGTGGAAGATGTTCAGGCCTGACTTGCTCTTGAGCATGCCAACCGTGTTAGGCGGAAGCTCCACGTGCACGCCCGTGCGGATGATGGCACTAGACCTTGCGGGCAGCAAAAAGCCGCGGGGCGTGCGGATGTCTATGCCCGCGTCGGTGCTGTGCGCCCTGTTCAGCAGGAGGGCGCCCCTTTCCTCGTCGAGCCTAACTTTCAGAATCATGCTCGTCCTCCAATCCGTCCACGATCTTCTTGAAGCGCTCGGAAAGCTCTGCGCGGTCGCCGTGCTTGATGCTGCCGACGGGGACCCTGAGGTTCCCCTTGCATGCGTGGTAGTAGCTGTGGCCGGTTTCGACCAGCGACCAGCCCTTGTATGCGTTGGTGGTCTTGTAGCTCACCTGTCCTCCTCGTAGTCGCTGCAGGGCTCGTCGGTGGGGTCTACCTCGACAAGCTCTGCGCTGGCAAGCTCCGCGAGCGTGCGGGCATGGAAGATGTCGAAGACGCATGCGCCCACGCAGTGCGTGAGTCCGTTGGCCTTCTGCTTCTTCGTGACCTCTCGGTAGTAGGCGCAGGTGCCGCACGAGTCACCTTCTGGCTTCTCAGGCGGCTGCAGCCTTGGGTCTTGGTAGTCTCTGTATCCAGGGTCTTGCATGTCCCTGTCCCTTCTTCGTCTATGGGTTGCTTTGCTGTCAGATGCTTGCAAGGCGGTATGTGAGCTGGATGAGTAGCGTCAGCAGCGAGGTGGCGACTACCGCGATGCTGGCGACCTCCACGGCATCCCTGTCACCGGTGACGACCGCCACGTAGAGCGACGTCATGGCAAGCATCAGCAGCGCGAACATCAAGCCGTACATCTAGATCCTCTCCGCAACAAGCCGCTTGCCCGTGTCCCTGCGCCTTGCGGCAGGCGATGCCAGCCAGCGGATGGTCTTGACGGTCACGCCGAAGCGCTCTGCCAGCTCCTTGGCCGTGCCGATGGCAAGCACTTGGTCACCCTTCCAGAGGGCGTAACGAATCCTGCTTCGTCCCATCAGGCATCACCAGCAAACTCAAAGGCGTATATCTTGCTTCCGTCTGGTTTGGTGATGAACACAGGCCCACAGAACAGGCCCCATGAAACCCAGTCACACTTGCCATCATCTTTAAGGCGATGGATGCAATACTTTGGCGCCTTTTCAGCCGCTTCCGTCATGCTGCCAAGCACGCTGAAAGCATCCTCAATGCTGTACACCTCGCCACATGCAGGGCATTTGAATTGCACGGTCTTTGCCTGATCCCAACTCAGCGTTTTCCAGTCGCTTGCGCCGGCGCGTCTCAGAAATTCGCTCTTCCATCCTTCAAGCGTGTATTTATGAACCATTGGCCATCACCAGCTAGTCGTTGTCGACAATGACGGTGGCGCCACTGATGATGATGCGGTCAATGGGTGTGCTGCCGTCAAAGATCACTAGGTCAACGCGCTCAGCGTTCTGCACTTCGCTGGTGCTGTAGGTGTACTGCACATCAATCTTGCCGTGCCACTGGCCAATCTGCTCACCAGTGCTGCTGTAGGCGGTGACGGTACGCATGACGCCATAGTTGTTCTCAGATTCGGCCTTGAGCTGATAGCGCACCTCATCACTGTTTGTCGCGCACCCTGCCATGCCGAATGACAGAAGCCCAAGCACCAAGGCAATGGTGATGGGAACGCGGTTAATGCTCATGGTTCCTCCTCAGAATGGAATCTCTTCGTCGTAGACCTCGTCTGGCACCTGCTTGGGAGCCGCGGCAATGGGCATCTGCTGCCCCTTCGCGTACTCCATCGGGTCCTTGGCAGGCGTGCCCAGAAGGTCTAGCTCCTGCACCTCAACCTCGACCTTGCTGTGCTTCTGGCCGTCCTTCGTCCACGAGCGCCACGTCAGCTTCCCGGCGATGGCGACCTTGCTTCCCTTGGTGAGGGACGAGTAGAAGCTGGCCTGCTTGTCTGAGCCGCACCACCTCACGCAGTCGAAGAAGTAGGTGCGCGACTTCTCGCCGAAGCCGTCGCCGACTGCTATGCCGAAGGTCACGACCTGCTTTCCCGTCATGGTCATGCGCAGCTCTGGGTCACGGGTGAGGTTTCCCGTGATCTCAACTCTGTTGATGTTCGCCACTCCTTGCTCCAATCCAGTAGTCGAGCACTCGGATAGCGGCCCTTCCCTGCGTCTCGGTCAGGTGACCCTTCTGGGCATGGCCGTATCCGTGCATCCTTAGCGTCTTGCTGGCAAGGAGCGCGTGCGCCACCTCGGCGTTTGTGCGCTTGCACAAGCGTGCGTACTCGCCGATCAGGTAGCTCACGCGCTCCAATGTCGCATCAGTGATTTCGTCAGGCATCGCCATTGCCCTCGGCATGCATGCCCTTGACGCTGCGCCACTTGCGCCATGGGTGGGTCTTTGGGTCCTCGCTCAGCCCCAAGCAACGGTGGCGTCTGGTCGAGACGATGTTGCCCACCATGCTGTCCTTGCGGTATGCGTCGTAGCCAAGACAAATGCCCTCGTCCTTGGCGAGCTGCTTGAGCTGCTTGGTGGTGAGACCCATCAGGCGCTGGCGCATGTCCTCCCAGATGCTGGGGTCGTCGGACATCTTCGTGTTCATGCCTGCGCCCCCTCGGGGAAGGGGATGTCCTCGTCGGCAAGCTCCATCTCAGGCGCCGGGGGCTCGTAGTCCGGGCTGATCTCGCCAGTCTCGGGGTCGACGTGCACCGTGCCGTCCTGGATGTCGGCGGCATTCACAGGTGGCAGCTCCACAGGTGCAGGCTCCACAGGAGCTGGCTGCTCGATGATGGGCTTGAGGATGCCGCTGTAGTCGGGCGTAGTCTCGTCTGCTGCCACTGCTTCCTGCGTCTCGGTGCTCATGGGCAGGTAGCGTGCCGACCTGCGGATAACGGTCTTGAGCGCCATGGCTTCGTAGTCGGTGACCCATGGGCCGTTGTTGGCGCTCTTGCTGCGCTTGCGGATGGCGTCCACCTCGGCCTTGGTCATGTGCTCGAAGACCTTGCCGCCGCCATCTAGCTTCGCGGTCATGTACACGTCGGTGAGGTTGTCGGGCGTGTGCTCCACGTCGCGGTTCGGTCGGAACTTGAAGTGCTGGCCGTCCTCGTCCTCCCAGAAGTCGAAGTCGTCGCCCTTGTAGACGGCCTGCGCGTGGATGCTCACGAGCTGCCCCGAGCGGCGAGCGAGGTCTATCAGGCCCTTGTAGCCGATGATGAAGGTGGCCTGCATGCTGCGCGTCTTGCTGTTCCAGAAGGGCAGGATGTAGGCGCGGCCAAGGCCATCGACGGCGCTTGGCTCCAATCCAAGGGCAGAGCACTTCATGACACACGAGAGCAGGCTGGCGCTGTCGCACTCGGCGAGCTTCGGGGTCTGGTTGATGGTGCTCACAGCGAGCTGAAAAAGGCGCTCGCTGCTCATGTGCTTGGGCATCACTGCTTGGATGCGCGGCCAGTGGTGCTGCAGCAGGCGCTGGATGCCGTCCTGCGGTGCCGCCTTCTGCAGGGACTGTCCCTGCGCTGCCTTTGCGATCTTTCCCACGGTTGCTCCTATCTCTTGAGGTCGGTGACCCTCAAGCCGCCGTTTCTGGTGTATGTGCTGACGTACTGCTGGTAGAGGTCGGGGTGCTCGGCCTTGAATCGCTTTGCGTCGAAGCGTTCCTGCTCGGTGCGCGACCACGTGACCTTTGAGGTGTCGGTGTACATGCTCCTGTGCTCGCCGACCTTGGCCATGAGAAGCGTTGACGCCCTCTGCCTGTCGGCCTTGGCCTGCCGCTCCCGATCGGAAGCATCCTGGTAGTCGCACACGAGCTGGATGGTCTCGGCTTCGGTGTTGGTGTAGCTTTCGGCACTCGGCGTGGAGTACATCTGGGCGAGTCCATGAGCTTCGCCGCTCGTGCCCCTGAGCACTGGCATGGTGTCGGTCAGGACGAAGTCATGCCAGAAGGTGTCTACTGCGGCATCGATGGCGGCAATGTCTTCCTCGTCGCGCTCGATGCGGTACTCCCGGTACTCCCAGAGCCAGTCGCTGTCGAACTGCACCGCGACCCATGCGAACTTCCTGCCGGTGACCGAGAGGTAGTGCGTGACCTGCGTGAGGTAGTAGGGCGGTACGCCATCCTTCCAGTCGGTGTCGTTGCGGCTAGTCTTGATTTCGAGCACGCCCCACTCGCCGTCTTGCATCACCTCGTAGTCAAGGCTTGCCTGTGCCCATGGCCGCTCGATGCCCTGACAGACTGCGTTGACGCGCCGCACCCTCATGTCCGTGTGGCGCTTCTTGAACTGCTCACCGACGAAGCCCTCAAGCTCCACGCCACGCTGCACGTGCGGCCTGTCGGAGAGGTCTTGCGGCTCAGCTCGACCGGTCTTCTCAAGCCACACCTCGGCGGGCGTTCGCCAGGGTGACAATCCCATGATCGCGGCCACGTCCGAGCCGCCTATGCCCTTGGTGCGCTGGGCAAGCCACCCGTCGTTGTCCTCGCAGCGGATGAGTTTGAACTTGGTACCCTCGCCGCTAATCATCTGAGCCGTCCGTAAGGCCGAACTCCAGACCACCGTGAAGCATGATCATGTCCGAGACGAGCTCCATGGGGCCGTCGGGCTCGTAGGTGTCCACGAGCATATGGCGGCAGAATGCGAACGCAGTCTGCATGGCCTTAATCTCGCCGTCGGGGATGGTGCCGACGACCTCGCCCGTCTCCTTGCTCCTCATCTCGACCCCGTTGATACTGTCCATCATGGTGCCCGCCTCATTGAGCAGGCTGGCGATTTCCTTACGCTTCATTGCTTTCCTCCAATGGGATTACGGTTATCTCTATTCCTGGATTTGTCGGGTCGATGCGAATCTTCGGGGTGAGCAGCATCCACCTGCTGTTGTCATCCCAGATGGCACCGGCCCCGTATTTGTTGCGAGCCGTCAGGGCATCGCAGGCGTACTTGAAGACGCCACCAAAGACGTTGGGCACGTCCCGCTCGTCATGGGCTTCCACGACCGTGATGAAGACATGGCACTTGCACCTGTCGGCGCTGGTCATGGGCGCGTACCCTGCAGCCCGCATGGCCTGACGGATGAACCTTGCGCACCACATGACGTTCTCGCGCTCCTTCGATGCGCCGAAGTACCTGTTGGTGCGGTTCTGGCTGATGATCTCGTTGAGCCCGTCCATGCCCCTGGGCTTGCCCCAGTTGCGCTCTGACGTGTAGGCTCTGTTCGTTGGTATGGAGACGTGGAGTGGTGGTCTCATTTCCCACCACCATCCCTGCGCAGCCTTTCAAGGCACATGGGGCAGACCCACGCCGGCTTTCGCTTCACCTTTTTCCTGGTCTTAGGGTTGACCCACTGGCCTGTCACCTTCGTCAGGACGTTCGTCTGCTGTAGGCACAGGTCGCACGTCAGCGTGATCCGCGATCCGGTCGAGTAGCACTTGAGACTCATAAGGCTCCCATCTCCGTCAGCGCCCGCAGCCGCTCGTCACTCGTCAGGACGTGGCCGTCGACGCAGTAGACGCTCTGGAAGAGCAGCGTGCCGTCCCTGTCCCAGAACTTGGGCCTGCCGCCATAGCCGCACTTCCATACCTTTGGCACCAGCTCCCTGGGAACGAGCATGCGGATTGCCCACGCCCTGTCCCAGAGCACGTGGTAGTCGGTGATGCCGTGGTCGTAGACGCCCACGTACTCGGCGTCCTCGGCACGCCAGCCCTCGGTGGTGCAGACGGCCAGAAGGCACTTCGCCCTGTCCTCGGCTTCCGCCCTCCCGAACTCGCGGCAAAGGCGCTCGACGTGGGGCATGACGTCCTCGGTGCATCGGTGCGTGCGCATGAGCCAGTCGGTGAGGTTCCTGAGCCTTGCGCCGACAATGTCGGCGTGCTCTTGCTCCTCTTGTGCGAGCTGGCTAATGGGCGTGAAGCAAAGGTCCGTTATGGCTAGCTGCTCCATGGCTCACTTCCCTTGGCTGGAAGAAGGGACAGGCTGGTGCTTCTGGCTGCAGGTGGCAGTGGGTGACCACGTAGGTCTTGCCGTAGGTCTCGAACGCCCCTTCGACAGGCGAGTAACGCGAAGACCAGAAGCGGCAGAGAAGGAACTTCTGCTCTGGTGACGTTCGCTTGAGGTAGCGGCACTCAGAGCAGTTGTGCATCAAAGCGCACCTCCGAACTCGTACTCGGCGAACCCATGGGGCGTTGCCACCTCGATGCTGTCGAAGATCAGGGCGCCGTACATGTCGTTCACCTCGTCGGCGAAGCGCTCGACCTGCTCTGGGTATACGGCACGCACGTGAAGAACCGACCTGTCGGGCTCCTTGCCGACCACCTCGATGCAATTGCTGGCCAAAAGCCATGCGAACTCGAAGGGGTCGATCCGCACGCTTGCGCTCTCGTGGAAGGTGATGCGGTACCTTGCGCGGCCCATGCTCACCACCTCTGGATGGTGACGCCAAGCTCCTGCCAGTTGGCAAGCTCGGCCTGATCGTCGTGGTAGTCCATGGTTCCTCCGATCGCGAAGGCTACGAGCATGAACAGGAGTAGCACCACTGCCAGTGCTCGCTCCGTCCTCTCCCTTCGCTCCTGTGCGACCCTTGCGACCCTGCGCTGGTGTCGCATGGTTTGCGTTGCTGTCATATCTGCTCTTTTCTGTTGGGTGGGTAGGAGTCGCATGCATGCCCGGCAGGGGTAGTGCGTGATACATGCTCATGGGCAGTTGCGTGCCAGTTTTCCTTGCCCCTTATCGCGGGTTCTGGCCTTGCCGCGGTTGCCGCCGCGACGAACCGGCTAGGCTGAAAGGAGGGGGGCCAACCGGGCATGCATGGGACTAACGGAATTGGTCGCAGGCTGGCTCCCAGTGCGTGCGGATGTATTCGTCCACGTCTTCGAGACAGCAGAAAATGCTGCAGCGTTCGCTTGTCGAGCCTTCGCGACGGCCACGGGTGAGCGGCTTCTTATAAGCCTTCAACTCGCCGTCCTTGATTGCTTTCAGAAGCACGATAGGGGAGACGCCGAGGTAGTACTTTGCCACCATGGCATAGGGGAACCATCCTCGTCGGATGGCCTGATCAGCTTGGTTTGGGCTAGCCATTTCCGTTCGCCGCCTTACAGAAGCGGTTAACGAAGTAAATCTGGCCCTTGCCAGTTACCTTCGGAGTCTTGTTGATGGACGAATGACCGTCGCTGTGGGTGATCGTCGTTTCCTTCACGACAAACAGCCCCAACTCCATCGAGCGTTGCGTGGGCATGTTCCACATAGCTCCCTTTTGCTTGCAGAGATAGCCTTGCTCTCGCAGGATGCCGAAGAGTCGGTTGGCCCCCACTTCAAAGCCGTTCTGACGCAGAATCTTTGCGAGGTCACCAACGAGGATTGTTGACTTGCTCACACTCACGGCATCGGCAAACACTGCCTTGGGTCGCATTTCCTCTATCTGCTTGTTCTGGCGCTCAATGGTTGCCTGAGCGATAAGGACGGCACGAGCCATGGTCTCTTCTGGTGTCTCGTCGGTCTTGGCTACCATGTAGCCACCATCCCTGCGGATGGACGGGAGAACGTCGTGGGTCACCCAGCGCTTGAACGCCTTGGCCTCGGGCTTGCGGCTGCGCAGGATGAGCGAGTACAGACCCGCTTCGGTGATGATGAGCGGGGCCTTGCCACCATTCTGCCAATTAGGCAGATTGCTCACCTCATCATCATCCAGAGAACGAGTGACGTGGCTTGTGTCGATGCTAAGGGCGTCGCAAACGTCCTTTGCCACAAACCACGGCTCGCCGCTCTCATCCTTGACAACTCGCAAAGCTCCAAACTCTGGATTGTTGAAAACTTGCGGTACAATTTCTTCGGCCATTCTTATCTCCAATCTTGGCCGTAGCCCTCATCTGTGGCAGCAGGTGGGGGCACTTTCTTAGATGTAGTAAAGGCGGTACGGGCGCTTGTTCCCGAAGGATGCCGCCTGGTGGAGCGTGAAGCGCCTGCTCCTGGGCAGGTTGCGCTTGATGTTGCGCTTGCGCACTATCTCCTTGCGCAGGCGCAGCGCCTTGAGTTGCTTCTTCGTCATTGCCATTGGTTGTCACCTCCGTCTCTTGGCAGATGCCTACAGACCCCCTTTCACTTCTTGGTGTGGGCCTGTATCCGTGCTATGCGGCTCTCAAGGTACGTTTGTGCTTGGGGGAGTGACTTAAAGCGCTGGCATGCCAGCCATTTCGTCTAGGGTGCAGCCGACAATCTTTGCCAGCTTGACCACCTCGTCCCAATTCCACTTGCTCTTTCCGCTAAGGCGAGAAGCCAGTGTTGGGCGCGAGATGCCGATCTCGTTGGCAAGGTTCTCTCGGCTGTTGCCGCTCATGAGCAGCCATGCGCCAACCTTCTCGTTGATGAGACTGTCCATCCGTTATCACCTCCATTTCCCAATTGGCAACTCCGAGACAAAGAGTACTTCCCAATTGGGAACTCGTCAAGGAAATTTTCCCAATTGGCAAATTTCGCAAACAAATGTAAACTCTTAGGCGAGTACTAAGGAGGCGTTGGCTTATGTCGTTCTACGAAGCTTTTGAGCGTGCACTTATCATCAAGGACATGACCGTCGCTGACGTTTGCGCCAAGACCGGCATGCACCACTCGTACTTCTCGAAACTCAAGAGCGGGCACACGAAAGACGTTACCTGGGAGAAGGCGCTGCTGATCATAAAGGCCCTCGGCATGACCCCCAACGACTTCTACGAGCTGACCGAGAGCGACAGGGATGGTGACTGACCATGGCCATACCACTCGTAATCGTTATTCTCGCTGCCGCCTTGGTCTACTGGGGCATAGGACAGGCAAAGAGGAACGCAAGCAAGAACAACAGGACGATGCTTGAGGAGTTCGCGCAGGAAGCCCAGAACATCAGCGGTGGAAGGCGAAAGCGGAGCAAGGGCTGGCGCTACAGGAGCACCATCGCCAACGTGGCCACCGTGACCTTGCCGGAGGGTGAGCCGCTTGTCATTCCAGAGGGCGACTACGAGCAGAAGGTCTTCACCTATGACGGCAGGCCTTTGAAGGGGACGAGGAAGGGCAGCAGGTTCGTGCTCGACGTGGTTCCCGGCTACCACACGATGGTGAGCGTCTACACGGGCACAGAATGGTCGTCCCATGCGACGGTTGCCTACAAGAACCAGCTAATCGGCCATATCGGCGACAGCTACACAAAGGCGAGGATCGAAATGCTCATGAGCAGGTACCCATACGTCAGGGTTCACGCCAGAAGGGATGGCACCGACCCCGGCGGGTGGCCGCTCATCACGCTGCTACTTCCATCGCCGTCCTGGATAGACGATGCAATTAAGGATGGTGATGCGTAACGAACCAGCCCGATCCGGCAGGCAACGACTGCCAAAGACAGCAAAACGCCCCCGCATCCTCGGCCAAAAGGTAATGCAGGGGCTTGGCTCCCAACCAAACAGAAAAGGAGGTTGCCATATGGCATCTTCTCACATTCCGACACGAAAGAAAATCGGCAACGTCCGCCAGCTCTCCAGCGGTCGCTGGGAGGTCCGCGTCAGCCATGGATACCGCACCGACGGCAGGCAGCGCACGCTCCGTGAGGTGTGCGACACCGAGGAGCAGGCGAGGGCTCGCGGCTATGAGCTTGCGCTAGAGATGGGGAGAGACCCGAGCCTTGCAGCCGGTCGCACGCTAAGTGACGTTTGGATGCTGTATCGCGCCGATATGGCGGACAGGCTTGCAGGCACCACCATGGATGCTTACGACTGGCACATGAGGTCGGTAGTGCTTCCGGCGCTCGGTGATGCCGACGTGAGCGGCATCACGCATGCTGACATACAGGATATGCTCTACACCTGCAAGCGCGGGGTTGCCGCGAAGGCCCGCACGGTGCTTTCCTCGGTGCTCACGTGGGCTGTGAAGCACGAGAAGCTAAGCGAAAACGTCATGCGCCGTGCGGGCTTCGAGCTGCCCGAGCCAGAGGCAAGCCAGGACTTCGACCTTGACCCGTTTGCGGCAATCGAGGGCACGCGAGACGTGTGGGGCCTGCAGACGGTGCTCCGATGCTTCGAGCTGATACGTGGCCTGCCGCTCGAGCCAGCCTGGCTGGCCTGCATTGGCGCCGGGCTCCGCGTGGAGGAGGCGCTCGCCCTGCGCAAGGTCGACGTTCGCCGCGTCAGGATCCGCGGCAGAAACGTAGTCCAGGTTGCCGTGCACGCCGCCACGACGAAGGTGGAGACGCGCAAGAGCACCAAGACCCGGCAGAGCGTGAGGATCGTGGCCGTGATGGAGCCCTTTGGGTCCAGATTCTGGGAGATTGTAGAGGGAGTGGCCGCAGACACCGACCTGATCTGCAAGTGCTCGGCATCCAACCAGAACAAGCGCTGGCGGTCGTACTTTGACGAACCGAGGGGATACCACAAGCGCATGGCTGACTCGCGCAAGGTGCGCGGCAGGCTACATGAGCTGCCATACCTTCCGCTCTCTCGGATGCGAGCGACCCACGAGACCATGATGCAAGAGGCTGGCGTGCTCGACTCCATAAACGCCGCCGCGCACGGACACACGGAGAAGGTGAGCAGAAGGCACTACATGCGCGGTGACTCGACGCTTGCCACGGAGCAGGTGGAGCAGCACTTCACTCTGGTTGGCTAGCCTTCAACCATAAGCATCCATAATTGGTGTCGTTTCGTGTTGATTCGTGTCGCTTCATTGCAACAGGCAAGACAAATAACCGCAGGTAGAAGGTGGTGTAGATACGTCAAATACAACCTTCACACGGATGGGGTCGCTGGTTCGAATCCAGCATCGCCCACCAGAAACTCAGCAGGTCAGACATGGTGTCTGGCCTGCTTTCTTATCGAAGAGTGCTGTCGGTTTCCATATCATTCCATAACCTGAGAATCAAAGCATCAAAAGATGAATCAATAGGGGACAGGTAGTCTAAGTGCCGACAACCACGTGCCGAAGCAGTAAGGGAAAAGAAAAGCGCCCCCGCTCGTCTGAGCAGGGGCGCTATTTCATGGGCAATAAGTCTAAGGAAAGCGAAATGTGGTCTTAAACGGGCTTACAACAAGCCGTCTACCTGCACTTTTACTAGATATGATACCCAGTTAGGAAAGTTGGCGGGCTACCCGTTGACGGCCACCATGGCGCCGAAGACGGCGATGATCGCCTGGGCAACTGCCGCGCAGACGTGCCATGCGGCCATGGTCAGCAGCACGACCGTCACCGCGACGATTCCCAGGCTGACGGCAGACTCCAAGGCATGGCGCCTGCGTTCCCTGGATACCCTCTGGCGGTAGCGGCCTTCCGTCCAGCGATGGCTTCTCGTGGTCAATCAGATCACCTCCGCGAGCTCTGTGGTGCCAAGTGCGACGAACCGGCGCAAACCCGAGCTGCCACCGATGTAGGAGCCCCAGCAGTGACCGTCGCAGAGCACCACGCCGTCAATCACGCACGTGCTGCCGGGCTCGTAGGTGCTGACGATCTTGGCGTCAAGGCTGGGAGCGGCACGCACGTTGACCCCGCCTGGGAATCGGATTCTTGTCTCCTTGGTCAAGGGAATCACCTCCATCGGAATCGTGGGCTGCTCGTCCTCGGGCAGATCGGGAAGCGGCCAGCCGCCACCCACGAAGGTGCCGCCGGCATCCAAGGGGTCGATGCTCACGGGCGCACCGTTGGCGTGGATAACGCATCCGTCCCCGTAGTAGATGGCTACGTGCCCCGTCTGGTGAATGTCGCCCACCGGCGAGTAGAGCACTATGTCACCCGGCTGCAGGCTGTCAGGGTCGGTCACGAGGTGGCCGTTGTTGATGAGCCAGCCAGCCTGCGTCTCCCACCCGTTGTAGGAGCCCGTGTAGTACGAATGGATGCCCTGCGCTTTGGGGATTTCCAGCCCCGCATCGCTGTAGCAGCGCCAGACGAACCCCGAGCAGGTGAAGCCACCATCATCGGGGCCGGTGCCCTCATAGATGCCCTTGTACGGCACGCCGAGGTACGATTCCGCCGCGGCGATGATGTCCTCGCGCCAGCCCATTGTTACTCGCTGTCCTTGTACGGGTTGCCCATGGCGCTCACGTGGGACGCGCCGATGATTGCGCCGACGAAGACGCCCACGGCGTTGATGGTGAGCACGACGGCGTCCACGTTGGCGAGACCCCAAGCGGGGCCAACAGCGCCCACGAAGGCCGCGAGCGCCGGGCAGAGGATGAGTCCGATCCACTTGAGGATGTCGTAGAGCCAGTTGGGGATGAGGTACTTCATGGTGGTTCCTCCTGACTGAAAGGCGACCACGTCCGGTCGAAGAACGTGATCGCCTGTGCATTGTTCGTTTGTGACTGGGGATGCGGTCTAGACCTCGCGCTCGGGCAATTCCATCACCCGCTGCACCATCATGTCCACGAAGTTGTTGGTGATTTCGTTTGCCGCGCACACCGCAGAGTACTCGTCGTGCTCTGCCTTGAGCGCATCCTTTTCCTCGATGCTGGCACATCCTAGGTCATCCAGATAGCGATGGCACTTGTGGATGATATCAGAGCGCATCTGCGAGCACTGGGCCGTCAGTATGGTGTCCATTAGCTCGTCGTGCTTGTCTAGGCGCTTCACAACACACTCCCGCCACTCGGCCTCGGCTGCACGCTTGGCATCTGTGTCGGCGCGTGCTTGGTTGCGCTTGGCCTCGCCCTCGTCCATCCGCATGTTGAGCTTGCGTTGACCGAGTGCTACGAGCGCCTGACCCACCAGAAGCAGGAGCGGGAACACGAGCGCGGTGTAGACCTGCTCATTCAACGGAGCGCTCCTTCTATGAGTTCGGAACCGAGACTGTCACTGCGTTCTCTTTGTAATCGACAATGACAATGGGCGTGGTTGTGGTACCAGCGCAGTAGACGTGCATGACGCTTGGTGTGCTGCCAGTTCTCGCAAAGTTTACTGGTCCGTTTGCGTATCTGGTCGAGTTGGCACAGATGATGCCCGCGGAGTTAATCGTCAATGAGCCTGCCTGAATGATGATGTCTAGGCATAGACCGAGTTCAAAGACATCGGACATGTTAATTGACTGATTCGCCGTTGAGACAACGATGAACCCAGAGTTTGTCAATGAGTCCGTGTCGGTTATGTTGGCAAGCGACTTTTTCATTCTACCGCCATTGGTTACATAAAAGTGCGGGTCAACGGAGATGTCGCTTGTGGGCCATGAGTCGATGACGTGAATGGCGCCAGAGCTTTGGTACGCGGTCTTGAGTTTCCCGTCCGCGCTATCTACTCCAAACCCTGCCGTCCCGTTTTTGTTAAACGTCACTCGCTCGCCAAAGACATACATCGCGTCAGTCGCGTCATTGTTGATGACAATTTCGTTTCCATACGCCTTGAATCCAGCAGGTACGGAAGACGGAATGCGCAGAACGTCATAGAAGCCATAGAGTCCATTTACAGCGCCTATGAACATTGGCAGATTCGATGGCGTTTCAGCCTGTCCGTAGTCTGCATCGTTGTCTGGCGAACGGCAGGTAATCCATGCGTCAACTTTTATGCCACTATCAGAGACTTCTGTGATTTCTCCTATAAAAGTTTTGGATGCAAAAATGTTGCGATACGGGATGTACGTGTCTGGGTCTTCTTTGATCAGTCGATCAAGCGTGCCAACCGTAACCCTCATTCCAACGCTTACGTTGGTGTTGTCGAAGTTTGCTATCTCGGCCCCGTCTTCTGTGTAGGTCACAGACTCTGCTGGATAGTAGGATAGGTATGGCTGTCCGTACACGTCAGCCATCAACCCAACGGCATCACGATTTGCATCCTTCTTGCTGTTGCCAGCGGCGATTGCTGGGTGCCTGTCTTGGTTCAGAATTGACGCGACGCCAATTCCACGTGCATTCTGCCCAGAAGTCCAGCTGTAAAAGACCGTGGGATTCTTTGACTCGACTGGGGTTGTGCATTCGCTTATCTGGTGCTCCCTTTGCAGGATGTTGAGCGAGCCGATCCTGCTCTTTACGATCTCCCAGAAATGTGCCAGCCCGACCTCATCAAGATACTTTGGCATTGTGCTGACTCCTATTCTGCGACAATAGCGTCAATTTCGGCATTTGCAATCGGGTCCATGAGCGCATCGCTTGCCAGCTTGGCTCTGCTGACAGAGCCATCTTGCACCGTGGTCGTGGCCTCCGGGTGCTCGTCCAGCCAGTCGCTCACCATGGAGTCGATCAGCTGCTCATCTGGGACGTACCCGCCCTGCTTGAGCACGTCAAGCTCGTAGTGCAGGTCGTCAGTCACGTCCCTGATGTGCTCGCCGAGCGAGTCGTACACCAGGTTGTTGTAGGCAACCCTTGCGTCGATGACCTCTGCTGGCTCGATGGGAAAGCCGTTGAACGTCTCGATGTGCGGCATTACTCTTCCTCCTAGTCAAGGGTGACCGTGCTCAGCTGGTTGCCTTTCTGGTCGAGCAGCGTCAGCACCTTCGTCCTGCTGTTCCATTGCGCGCTGGTGCAGTACCTCAGCGAGCCTGTGGCGGTGGATATCGCGTTGCCAACGTCAATGGCGTCGCCGTTTTGCCCGCCGTCCACGTTTATCGCGGTGATGATGCCATTCGCATAGTTGAGGTGGTTCACCGCCTGCTGCTTGTTGGCGAAGAACGTCTTGAGGTCAACCTTCGAAAGAAGGCCGTCAACGAGGGAATAGAGGTACAGAACCCCGTTGTCGAAGCTCTGGCTAAATGCCGTCTGCGTCTTGCGGGAGAACAGGTCGCTGATCCTGTCCCAGAGCTGTCCCAAGCCAATATCGTCAAGGTATGCCATCAGCTCAGGCCCCCTATGGTCGATTGCGGTATCACGTTGTTGACCTCGTAGACGAGGTTGTCGCGCAGGGCTTCTGTCTCGGCGCGTGCGGCCCTGATGCGGGCAAGGAGTCCGTCAGGCGTCTTGCCTAGCGTGTAGCGCGTGGCGCTTGGGTCGTCCAGGTCGAGGTTGGCCTCCACCACCCTCATGGCAAGCGGTTGCCCTAGCGTCTTTGGCTCGACCTGCACCATCTGCCCTATGAGGAGGTGCTTGTAGCCGTCGCGGTAGAATGCCATGTCCACCGCGTCAACGCTCACACTGCGCTTGAACTGGTACTGAGCCACTATCTCGGTCATGGCACGGTTCAGCAGCGCGTTCTCGTCCTTTATCTCGGAGTCGCTGAACGTGAACGTACGCAGCCCGTACATTCGCACCATGGGAATGTGGTACACGACACCGCCGATAACCATGAAGTCGGTGTTGTAGACGCCGTTTGGCAGTCGGTCGAGGGTCACCGTGCTGTCCGTGTAGAGCAGCTCCGAGCCTGCCCACCACGCCCTGCCGCCAGCAGGGTATGCGTGCGGAGTGTTTGGCGATATCGGCACCAACGAGCCTGTCGGAATCACGACGGTATCAGCCGTGACCGTATAGGCAATGTTCATGGCAACGATTATGTCATTGGCGTGCACGGCGAAGGTAACGCCGTCCGCTGGCGCTAGGCCAAGGACGTTATCGCCGAGCCTGACCTCGCTCACGATGTTGAGCCACTTGCCGCCAGCGCTGCCGCCACCATACTCGCGGTCGGTTGCCCCCAGCGGGTAGCAGCCCGTGTAGAACCCCTCGTCGCTTGTGTCTGATTCGTAGCTGGTCATGTTCTCGGCGAATATGACCGACTGGCCGCTGTCCCCGAAGTGCGAATCGTCAAGCATGTCGATGTAATCGGCCATCTCGATGCCGATGACCCTCTTGTTATTGGAGTTGCGCCACGTCCGCATAAGGCAGCCATACGGTTGCACGATGCCGTTGACGATTACGTCAAGCGCAGTCGTCGGTGACGTTCCGACCGTGCCAAGCACGTAGGTCGGCGGGTCCGTCGCTGGCAGCGTCGGGTCGATGTACCCGACCGAGTCGTAGTCTATGGAGTCGGTTCGGCTGATGAACGTCCTGTCGGGGTTGCCGTCTCTCCCGTCGTAGCCTATGGCAACCATGAGCTGGTTGTAACGGCCTATGACGGTTGCGAAGAGCATCTGGGCGCTCAGCCTGTCGCTGACCCTCACGTGCACGTCAGCGAGCAGCTGAGCGTCGCTCACGCACGTCACGGCAAGCTGGCCGTCGATCTGCTCCACCATGCGGGTGATGAACCCGCAGAACAGGTGCTGGTCACCGTAGTCCACGGTGACGCTGCTCTCTAGGTCGCGCAGGCGCATGGAATTGCGCAGCGGGTGGCTTGGCGGCACGACGAACGTGAGCTGGTCCACGCCGCCCACCTTGGACGATAGCCTTGCCGAGTGCAGCGGCCTGTCGTCGTTGCCGGGCTCGAACAGGGCCTCGCTGCCGTACATGATCCGGTACGCCATCATATGTCCCTTCGCGTGTAGGATACGATGGCATGCTGCAAAGGCTCCTTCGTGCACAAGACGTTCGTGCCGCTGCGCCTGAAGTCGGAGTCGAGAACCAGGTCCGTATCTTGCAACTCAGAGTGCTCGTCGTTAATGACCATGTCCGTGCCGTCAAGGTACAGCCACCAGTCGCCAGCGGACACCAGAATCGTGTCGTCGGACTCCATCCTGCTCGAGAGCCTGTGCGTGCCGCTCCCGTAGGTCGCATGGATCGACGTGCCGACGAACACCTCCGCGCTCTGCCTGAGCGTCAGGGTGACGTCCAGGTATTCCCTCGAACCGGAAAGCTCGTGGTAGCCAACCCCCGTGCAGTTCAGGTCCACAGTGTCCCTGCGCGTCCTCCATGGGTGGTGATCCACGGAGAGCGTCACCTTGACCGCCTCGCGTGCGATGCGCTCGACCTGGGACACCTGCCACCTGCCCCGGTACACGTACCCCGGGTCACAGCCGTGCGTGTAGCTCGCCATCCGGCCGTGCACGAGCGTCGTGAGCGCCCGCAGGCGGTCTGGCAGGCCGTCCCCACTCATCACGAGCTCGAACCTGTGCATGCCGTTGCCGTATGCGACCGGCCCCACGGCCTCGGTTATGTCAAGGTCGCTCCCCGCGGGGATCTCGACCTTGGTCACCTTCGGCTCGGGCGGCTCCATCTCGAACTTGGAGAGTACGGCGCCGAACTCCTCGCAGAGGTCGGTGCCGTCGAAGATCACCCTGTAGTCCAATTCCATCACCTCACCAGCGCGCGGTCCATGCGCGTGCGGATGCCGCCCACCAGCGCGTTTCCGTCAAGCCAGACGCCCATGTTCGCGAGGTCGTCGCGCAGCGCCTGCGTGGCAGCGTACGCCCCGCCGTCGACGGGCTGCGCCACCGCGGCCTGCGGGGCCTTGGAGGCCATGGGGACGGATGCGGAGTAAGCGTCTCGCACGGCATTGCTCATGGAGTTGCGTGCGAGGTCCATGCCGGACGGGGAGGGAAGGCCGATTCCGCCTGCTATCTCGTCCGTGACCAGCGCGAGCGTGCTCTTGAGTTCTGGCAGGCTGTCCGTCAGGCCCTTCTGCAGGCCAGTCATGATCCACCCGCCGTTGTCGACCAGAAGCTCAAGGTCGTACTGCTTCGGTCCCTTGTGGTCCTTGATCCAGCCACCAATCGTGGTGACCCAGGTCTTGACGCCCTCGAACTTATCGGTGAGGCCGTTCCAGAATCCCTGAATGAGGTTCGCTCCCGCATCGACGAGAACGCCGCTCAGGTCGCCAAGCGCGTCGAGGATGGCGCTTGGCAGGTTCATGAAGAAGTCCAGGACCTCCTGCTTGTGCTCCACTAGGCTGTTGACTAGCCCGAGGATGAGCTCGCCAGCCGCTCCGACGAGGTAGCCTGCGAGCATGCCGACGGCAGTCGCCACGTTCGCGAGGATGGTGGGGCCATACGTGACGATCGTGCTGATGATCGACTGGATGCCGGCGCCGATTGCCGCCAGTATCTGCTCGCGGTGCGCGACCACGAAGTTGACGACGCTCGCGAGGATGTTACCGACGGTGCTCACGACCTGCGGGAGCATCTCGGACAGCCATACGGAAACGTTTGCCCATATCTCGCCCAGCTTTGCCATTATGAGCGGCCAGTTGGTCGTGATTGCCGTCCCGACCGCCGACAGGAGCGTGCCTGCCGCGCTCATTATGTCGGGCGCCCACTCCCTGATGATCTCTGCTATGTCGCTCACCAGGTCAGCGACCTTCTGGCCGACTCCCTCTCCTGCCGCAAAGACGGTCGAGATGTCGAAGGTCCCAATGGCGCTCGCCGCGTTGGTCATGGCGTCTATGATGCCCTTGACCGCATCGAGGGCCATGGTCGGGCCGTTGGCCACGAGCCATTCGAAGCCCATGCCTATGGCCGTCCCGATCCCGCCGATTACGTTCCGCGCGATGGTCCCGACCTCGGCAGCCACGTTGCGGATCATGCCGCCCTCGCCGCCTTTGCCCAGCAGCGCCGTGAGCATGTCGGAGATGCGAGCGCCTATGTCGGCGTCGGGCTTGCCTATCTCCGTGACGAGGTTCTGCCACGCCGTCCTGGTCGCCGCCATCGACCCCGAGAGCGTGCTCAGCGACTCCTTGGCGGTGTTGCCCGACATGCCGATGTCCGCGACGCCCTTCTCGAGCATCGAGGTGACGGCCTGCTGGTACTCGGCCACGGGCACGTCGGTGAGCTCCTCGTACCCATCCTTGAGGTATCCCGCGGCCTTCGCCTGCTCTAGGAAGTCCTTGCTCGTCTGCGGCAGGATTCCCGCGAACTGGTCGGCGATGCTCTGGTACGAGCCAGAGGACCGCGTGATGAGCTTGTACTTCTCGTTGAGCGTGCCCAGGTCGGCGCCGGTGCCGCTCGCGAAGTCGGAGATGGCCTGCATGCCCCTCTTCGCCGTCTCGTAGCCCGCCTTGTCGCCCATCGTCTGGGCGAACGTTGCGCCCACGCTATTGATGGACGAGAGGTAGTCGTTGGCGCTCATGTTGAGCGTGAGCCACGCCCCGTTTGCGTCCTCGAGAATCTTCTTCTGGTCGAGCTGGTCGAAGATCTTCTCTGCGCCACCAGCGAGCTGCTCGAACTCGGCGTACGCGTCGAATGACGCCTTGCCGAAGTCGAACAGCTTCTTGGCGGCGAAGACCTTGGCGAAGATGCCCGCGGCCTTGCCGGCAACCTCGCCGATATTGCCGAGGATGCCCTCGCCCAGTCCCTTTCCGGCCTTCGTACCGGCCTTGTCTCCGATACCCCCCAGCTCCTTCTCGATGGCGCCCTGGGCGCCTCTGAGCGAAGGGATCAGCCTGACGTAGGCGGTTGCTAGGTCAGCCATCCTCCACCTCCATGTACGGTATGCCGAGGGCGGCCGCGACCTCGGCGAGGTCGGTGCCGTCCAGCTTGTCCCTCACGCGCGCCACGTCGGCGGGCGTCTGGACGGGTCGGGGCTTGTTTCGCCCCTTGGCGCCGTCCCTGCTGTTCTGCCATGCCAGCACGCGCAGGTCGTACTCTATGGCCGCGAGCAGGTACGTCGCGTCGTCCCAAGAGGCCTCGGGTGACGCGACCCTCACGCACGCCGACTCTTGCGGCAGGTGCGCGGCGAGAGTGGCGGCATGGGCGACGCTGTATTCCGTGCCCATGCCGTCGAGATTCAATCCGTAAAAGCGCTGGAAGTCAGCCCGCAGCTCCCCTGGGTGGTCTTCCAGGAGAGCTGCGAGCACTAGGAGTTTTTTGCCCCTACCTGCTCCAGCATGTCGGTGAAGAAGCTGTCGAAGAGCTCCGGGCTGACCGCCCCGCCGTTGGCGTCGGCGAGGTCGCACATGACCTCGTAGGCGTCGTCGTCGCCGAACAGGACCGAGAGCATGCGACCGTAGAAGACCAGCTTGCGGTCTTCCGCCAGCTTCTTGTCGGCAATTCGCGTCATGCAGTACATGAAGCGCTGGTCAACGAGCCTGCCAAGGTCGACCTCGACGGTCACGCCGTGCGACTCGACGGTAACGTTTTCAGCCATGCGTCAGTCCCCCTACTCGCCGGTCGTGGTCGTGGTTGTGGTCGTGGCGGTCTTCTGGATGTAGTCGTACATGCGGAAGCCATCGGCGTCGGGCATGCAGGTGATCGTGACCTCGCGCCCTGCGACCTCGCCGGAGCCGTGCACGATGCTGCCGACCTCGGTGACCTGACCGTTCGGCACGACCTTGCGCCACTTGCGGCCATCCTTGAGCAGCAGCTCGAAGACGTAGCATCGGATGTCGTGGTCGATGGCGGCGTGCTTGACGGTGATGACGTTGCCGCTCTCGCTCACTGCCCCGTGGCCGTGCCACTCGGAGAGCGAGTCTTCGGTGATGCTGACGAGGGTGAGCGTGAGCGTCTCGGTCTCCGAGGACTTGAGGACGCAGATCACCTCGCCGTTGAGGTCGTGGACCTCCTCGGTGTCAGTATCAATCTCCTCCTCGATGCCGTCGGAGCTAATGAAGCCCATGTTCTTGAACTCGGTGCCGAGGGCGGCGAACGGGTCCTGATCGGTGCCGACGGTGGTGCCGGCCGGGGCGGAGAACCCGTAGCCCCCGCGCACGCCCTTGACGTTGGAGACGTCGGCGGTGTCGTTCAATGCCATATGTCCTCCCTAAGGAAGAGCCCCGCGCGCGGCGGGGCTAGTCGTTTACAAGAATCTGTGCCGTGATCCGGTGGCGGCACCTGCCGTCCAGCGGGTCGTAGTAGTCGCCGAGGACCTCGGCGCCGAACACGTTGGGTCTCTCCCAGCGCATGGCCAGCAGCCACCGCTTGGTCTCCGCGGCAAGGTCGGCTGCTCTGCCGCGCGTTGCCGCGTGCACCAAGAGAGTGACGGTGGCGGTGTCACGCACCAGCTCGGTGGGGCCACCGTCTCTGCTGGCCGTCCCGAACTCTGCTGGGGCGTGCCTGGGCACGTCGTGGAACCACGGGATGCCCGTGACCTCCGTGAGGTAGGTGACGACCTCTGCAGCGACGTCCATGTCAGCCCCTTCCCGCGTCGAGCGCCTTGGTGAGCGTCGAGTGCTTCGCCTGCATGGCCTTGCCAAGGTCCGTGCGCGTGTAGACGGTCGAATAGACCCTGTCGGTGACGCCGGACACGACGGCGAAGGGCTCGGATTCCGTGTAGCCATGCTCCGGTGCCTGACCATTGGCATGAGCCGTTATGGCCTTCGCCCTGCGTTCGATGTCTGCGGCTACCCCCGCCGACCTCAGCAGCTCCCGTGCGCCAGCAGAGTTGACCTTCACCTTGACGTCGCTAGCCATCGGTCCTCCCCAGCAGCGCCGCCCTGTCCCAGGGCTGCGGAGACCAGGGCAGGGGCTGAGGGTCGCCCACCACCTCGTAGGTCGGCGGGTTCTCCGCGCCTGCGTCCCGCTCTCGCACGATGCGGCAGCCGCGAAGGCTCGCCGCGTAGCCATTGGGCACGTGCATGCGGTAGGTCACGCGGACGCCGAAGGCGCGCATGGCCTCATCCACGTCCTCTGTGCTCGGGCTGTCGAACAGTGCGCCGGAAAGCGTCTCTGGCTCCCACGTCGTGATGGGGTCCATGCGCTCGTCGTAGGTGATCGTGGGGCGCAGGACGGTCACCGTCTCAGCCGGAAACATCTTCGCCCCCAAAGGGCTCGGCGTAGACGTAGGTGCCGTCTGCGATGCCGAGCTTGATGCGGTCGGACTTGCTCACGTAGACCTCGCCGTAGCCGTTGCTGAACGAAGCAGAGAAGCTGTAGCTGCCGGCCGTCTGCGTGGTTTGCGTGGCGCCGAGCGCCGCCATCGAGCCATCCATGTCGGCCGGCATGGCGCGATGGGCGATGGTGCAGCAGACGCGCAACAGCTTGGCCGCGTAGGCTTCGTCGGCCCCCTCCCAGTCGATGCCGCGAGGTGCCAGCTCGCCCTCTATGGCATCGCTGGCATCGTCCAACAGCGCGGAGATGGCAGAGTCCGTCGCAGTGGTCTCGGGATAGCGCGCACGGTATTCCTCAACGGTCGCGAATGCCATGCTCGCCCCCTATTCCTCGAGCAGCCCGATGAGCTGCGCCTTGGTGGTGCGCTTCGGTGCTTCGATGCCACGTTCCGCGCACATCTCGCGGAGCTGCGCGACGGTGAACACGGACAAGTCTTTCGTCGATTCTGGTTCGGCTGCGTCCAGCGGCACGAGTGCGGGGTTCTTGGCCATCATCTCGGCCACGAAAGCCGAACTCGGCTCGTAGGTCGCGCCAGTCCTCGTGTCGCGGTACCGCATGGCCTACTCTCCAGTCGTGGTGGTCGTGGTTCCGCCGGAGCTGTAGGTGAAGATGAGGTCCTCGGCGACGGCCTTGGTGCCGTAGCTGTAGAAGATGCCGAAGCCGATGGCGTTGGAGAGCTGGATGCGCTCGGCGGGAGCGATGGTCGGAAGGACCGGCTGCGCGATGGCGCCCTCGGCCATGGCGATGGCGTCGACGCCCTGCGGCAGATAGACGGAGCTGTAGACGCGCACGCCGTGGAAGGTAGCGATTTCCTCGCCGTGGGCGCCGCCGTCCTGCACCTTGTCGAAGTATGTGCGAAGCTGGCCGTAGAAGTTCGGGCTGCACACGACGGCAATCATGTCGCGCTCGACGCCATCGACGAAGTTGTTGGAGACGGTCTCGACGGCCTGGATGAGGCCCTCGATGACGTCTTCGATGGCGGTGACATTCTGGGCAGGCGTGTAGGCGGTACCAGAGGTGACGGCCTCGGCGAAGAACGCGCGCTCCAGCTCGCGGATCATGGCGCGCTGGGCGCTCGCCGCCTCGCGCTCGACGAGGTTGTCGACGCCGTAGAGCGTGACGTCCTTCTGCTCGACCTCGACCACGATCTCCTTGTCGACATTGACGGGGATGGTGACGGGCTTGGCCTTGACGGCCTGACCAGCGCCGCCGGAACGGGCGGTGCCGTAGTTGTTGGAGGTCTTGTTCTGGAAGCGCTTGGCCTCGTAGGTGCCAGCACCAGGAGTGCCGGAAAGTGCGGTGTTCTTCAGGGTCTGGGAGATGCACTCCTTCTGGACGTTCTCGATGACCGCGCCGTACTGCTCGGCGAGGTAGTCGTTGCCAGTGGTTGCGAGCAGAATGTTCAAAGATGCGATACGAGCCATGGTGGCTCCTTTCAGTTAGAAGATGATGGGGATTTCCCTCTTTGGCGGTGCCTCGTGCGCGCCGCCGTTGTCGTGCGGGTCGGGCTGGTAGCCCGGAACCGCTGCGAACTTGGCCTTGAGCAGCTCGGCGTTGGCCTTGACCTCGTCCTCGGTGGCGCCGCTCATGGTCGCGAGAAGCTCGGCGTCGACGCCGGATTCCTTGGCGACCTGCGCCACGAGGGCCTGCCGCTGTTGCGCGGCCTTCATGCCTTCCAGCTCCTTCTGGAGCCTGTCCGCCCGCTCGGTGGCCTTCTGCAGCTCGGACTTCGACGCCTCCTCGAGCTCGTCGAGCCTTGCGGCCTTGGCCTTCAGCTCGTCGTAGTCCGCGGGCGGGGTCGACTTGACGCGTGCGATGCGCGCCTTGATCCGCTCGTCGAACTCCTCCTGTGAGGTGATGGGCGTGAACTCCTGCTGCTTTCCAGACTGTGCAGCTGCGTCAGTCTGTGTTGCCTCCCCTGCGGGAGTATTGATGCTTTCGGCCATGTCTGGCCTCCTTCCCCCGCCCTAGCGGGTGTCGGCGTGGCCTGTTTTCCGCTGGCCACGGTGGCGTGATATGAAAGAGGCCCCTTGCGGGGCCTGATTCGACTGATTCTGAAAAGCGGACGCTTAAGATTGCACGCTTGCTGTACCGTATTTCGTTTGCTGATGTGCTAACGTGCTCCATCCGGCCACACGACCTCGCGGAACTCATGGCCGCACGCCACACGGGTGTCGCAGAAGACGTTGACTCCGACTTGAGCAAGTCGCAGGCAGAAGTTCACATCCTCGCCGCCGGAGTTGAAGGCGTCCTTGCACGAGTAGACATCTGGCATGTTCATGGGGATGCGCGACAAGTCAGTCCATTCGAACCAGGGGAACTCAAGCCTGCGGAACAGGTCGGTGCGGATGAGGGCGCATCCCATTCCTCCTGCGGCCACCCTCACGAGCGTCTGGCCTGACTCCCTCAGTTCTCGCAGCTCGTCTCCCGAGTACATGACCCATCCTGGGCCACGCTTGAAGATGCACGCTAGGCGCTTTTCCCCTCTGGCATATCGGTTGAGGTAGTAGCCAAGAGCGACGTCTACGCCATCCTCGAGCAGGTTTATGAGTGCGTCCTGCGGTAGCTCTATGTCGTTGTCGACCATCATCACGTAGTCGTAGTGGGCGTTGAGCGCGTCTGCCGCAATGCGGTTGCGAGCCATCGCGCATCCGTAGCCCTGCCTTGCGTGATAGTCGACCTCATGGCCGCCAAGGTCGAGACGCCACAGGCTCTCGGACGTGCAACGCCCTATGCGACCGTCGTAGGTTGGAACTTCGATGAGCACCCTAGCCATTCGGTACCTCCGGACGTTTAAGATTACTCGCTTGCTGTGCCGTTTTCCGTTTCGTCATGTGCTAGCGCGTACAGCTCGCGCCTGCGGGCGTTGCGCTGCTCGGCGTACTCGGGCGTGTAGTCGGCGCGACGCATGGCGTTGATGCGGTCGCGCGAGCTCATGCCATCCATGTCCCTGTACTCCCTGCGCAGCGCGTCTGGGTCGTAGCCCTCTATGTCGAGCATCGCGCCGGGCTTCTTCACCACGAACTGGCAGTCGCAGTTGTCGTGGATGTGCTCGGCGTGGTTGCCTGCCAGCACGGCCTTCGAAGCCTGCTGCCAGCCGTTTGAGCCAAGCGTGCGACAGAACGCGCACGAGTCGCCGATGCAGACCCAAGCCCACATGGCGTGGTCACGAACCGCGTTCGATCGCATGGTCTCCATGCCGGCACGCTTCACGTGGCCTGAGAGTGCGCTTGAGGACAGGCGCTTTGCCGTCTCTCGGCTCGTAGCCCTGTCCACGGCACTGCGAACGTCCCGCTCCACGAACTCGCGGATCACTGGCGCTGGCTCGGCTGGCGGCACGTTGGCGCCCTGTGCGGCCATCAGCTCGTCGTAGAACATGGCCGAGAGCACCGCGTCTGCGTTGCCGTACTTTTCGGCCAGCTCGACGGCCTTTGCCGCGAGCAGTCTCATGCTGGCTCGCTCGTCGGTGTCCCAGGGCAGCCGCTCGAAGAACTCCTCGAGAAGGGCCTTAGCCTCGCCCTGCAGCGCGGCGTGCGCCCTCTGGTACTTGCCCCAGGCGTCACTGCTGATTCGCATTGCCCAGCACCTCGTCCAGGATGCCCGCGCCAGCCTGACGCCGCTTGTGCGCGTTCACGCGGGAGATGTCGGCCTGCTCGAGTCCGAACATCTCGTACCACACGTCGCTGCCCGCGAAGCCCTCGTCGGCAGAAGCGATCTTGACCGCGGCGTCCGCCTGCGAGACCACGCTGGGCGTGGCCGCGTCCTTGAAGTGGGCCATGACGCTCAGCTCGTCCTCGGTGAGGTCCGCAAGCGACTTGTTGCCCGCGATGGCCATGCAGAGCAGGGCGATGTTGCGCAGCGCCTTCTTGTTGGGCAGGTTGAGGTCCTGCTCCACCGACACGACGAGCGACTCCTTGGTGGCGTAGATCGCGCCCTCGCTCGTCGGGTTGTCGTAGGTGACGCCCAGCTCCGAGAGGGGGACGTTGGACTCCATGGAGAACTCGCTGGCGAGCTGGCGCATGTAGGCGATGTGCGGCTCGAAGCTCGGCATCGCGAACTGGCCCATCTGGGGCGTCACGCCCGTCTTCTGGTCGTGCGTCAGGATCATCATGCCGCCCATGAGCGCCTTGAGCTTGTTCTCGCTGATGACCTTCGCCTGCTCGTCGGTGGCGTCTATGAGCCAGCGCTGCACGGAGCTGTACAGCTCGGCCTGCGCCTCGGTGCGCAGCTGCTCGCGAAGCGCCTTGCGCGTGGTGTTGCGCACGTTGCGCGTGATCACCGAGCGGCCAAAGGGACGGAACTCCGACGGCGCGTGAGCCATCGGCTCCATGAGCGGGCGCCCCGCCCTGTTGGGCAGGCGCTCCTCGACCTTCCACCTGCTGCCGTCGCGCACGATCCGCACGACCGAGTCTGCCTTGTAGTAGTTGACGATGTTGGGCTCCTCGCCGCCAAAGCCGTCGGTCGGGCGGTAGCTCACGATGGCGAGCCCGCTCCTAATGACGTGCCTGCGGTAGTCCCACAGGGCGGTCGCGGACAGGGCGCTGTGGAAGTTGACCACCACCAGCGGCTCGCCCTCGCCGCCCTTGGAGACGGTGGCGAAGATGCACCCGTGCACCAGCTCGTCGGCCACGGCGCGCTGGTACTTGTCCATGAGCTGGTTGTCGCGCACGATCCGCTCGAGCAGCTCGGGGACCTCGCCGTTGCTTGACACGAAGGCGTCGAAGATGG